ATGCTCTTGAGCTTGCCGAAGGTCTTGGCGGCCATCCAGAATGCCGCCAAGACCTTCGGCAAGCTCAAGAGCATCGTGGTCGACCTGGGCGGCATCCTCGGGGGCCTGTTCAGCGCCATGGCCTCAGGCTCGGCTCCGCTGGATTCCATCGCCGACGCCCTCGACCGCGCCAACAAAGCGGTCAACGGGCCGATCTGGCAGGGGACGCTGACTTCCATCTTCTCCTCCATGGCGGAAGCCTCTCAGCACGCCTTCCAAGGAGTCGGCTCCCTGGGGGACGCCTTCGTCTCCCTGGCGCCCACGCTGTCAGTCATCCTGCCCCTGGTCGGGCAGATCATCGAGACCGGGCTGAAGGGTCTGTCTACGGCCCTCCAGGACCCCGCTTTCCAGGGCGGATTGGAGTCGTTCTTCCAGAACGTCCTCGTGGCCGTTCAGGCTCTCGCCCCGGCTATGCCCGCCCTCGGGCAGGCCTTCGGCGCTCTAGCCACCGTCGGCGGACAGCTCCTCGCTGCCGTCGCGCCCCTCATCGCCCAGCTCATCACGCAGCTCGCTCCGGTGATGACGCAGCTCGCCACGCTGCTGACCCCGATCAGCTCCCAGCTGGCCGAGATGCTGATGCCAGTCATCCAGCAGCTCGGCCCGATTCTGTCGGCGCTCTTCGCCGCCCTGGCACCGATCATCAACGAGCTGTTAGCGGCCCTAATGCCGCTCATCCCGCCGATCGCCGAGGCGATCACGGCGCTGCTGATCCCGGCCTTCCAGCTGATCGGCATCGTCGTGCAGGCGCTCATGCCGATCGTGGTCCCGATCTTCCAGTTCATCGCCGGGATCATCACAAACGTGATGAAGGTCATTCAGGGCGTCATCAACCTGGTCCTGGGCATCATCAAGGGTGACTGGTCGCTGGCCTGGGAGGGCATAAAGCAGATCGCTAGCGGGGTGTGGAACTTCCTCAAGGACGGCCTGACCAGCCTCGGCAGCGTCATGGTGGGCGTCGCCAAGGCCGCCTGGAACCTCCTGGGCTCCGCCATCTCGGCAGGGTGGAACGCCATCAAGTCTCTGACCTCGGCGGCTTGGAACGGCCTTAAGAGCGCCGTCAGCAGCGGCGTTAACGGGGTCGTAAGCTTCGTCCAGGGCCTCCCGAACACGATCAAGAACATCTTCTCCAGCGCGGGCTCCTGGCTGCTCAGCGCAGGTAAGAAAATCATCCAGGGCCTCATCAACGGCATCAAGGCCATGTTCGGCTCGGTGAAGAACACGTTGAGCAACCTCACCAGCAAGCTCACCTCGTGGAAGGGGCCGGAGCCCGTCGACCGGGTGCTGCTCACGCCCGCCGGTGAGCTCATCATGAAGGGCTTCATCAAGGGCCTGGAGTCCCAGTACGGGGCCGTGCGCAGCTCTCTGTCCGGCCTGACCGAGGACATCACCAAGCCCGCCAACATCGGCCTCTCGGCCGACGTGCAGCCGCTGTCCGGGGTCAGTGCCCGTACCGGCCGCATCTCCTCTAACCCCGGCCAGCAGGCCAACTTCGATAAGTCGAACCAATCAGGGGCTACAATCAACATCACCAACAACTATCCGCAGGCTAAGTCGGACTCCGAGACGCGCGACGAGGTCGCCGAAGGCATCCGCCTGGCCGCCATCATCTGAGAGGTCACCCACCCATGGCCATCTACTCACTCGACGGCGTAGACCTGGACGACGAGAAGATGCGTTGGGTCCTGGCAGAGGAGACGACTCTGTCGACTCGCGGCGAGCCTTGGCGCATCTCCGTCGACATCCCCGGCCGCTTCGGCTCCCTGCCCATCCCGGCACGGGTGCTCAAACCCGCCACCGTCGTGCTGAAGTTCGCCGTCTTCTCCTGGGAGGACGGCCGCAGCGGCAACCGTTGCAAGGGCGGTCTGAACCAGCTGGAGTTCAACCTGCGAGCGCTGCTCGGCCGCTTGACAGCCTTCGGCCGCATGCAGGAGCTCGGATATAAGCCGCAGGGCAACATTCTGAAGGTGGCCGACGTGCGACTGTCGTCCTCCATCGAGCCGAAGATCGATCCGGAGGCCCAGATCGCCACGTTCACGGCCACCTTCGAGGTGACCTCCGGCCTATGGCGCGACCCTCAACCGACGGTGGCCAACCTCAATGACCTAGGCCCGCTGGCTGGCGGCAACATGCCGATCCCGGACCCCTGGCTCATGCTCTCCCCGACGGGCTCATCCTGCTCGCTCAAGGACAACATCTCCGGCACCACGTTCACGTTCAATGGCTCGCTCGCCGGAGCTGAACGTCTGTTGGTCGATGTGGCTAACTACCGGGCTTGGAAGAACCCGTCGGCCGACTGGGCCGTCCTTGATGCTGCCCGCAGCGCGGACGGCGAGATTTCTATGGGTCTTGACGGCTTCCGCCTCGACCCTGATCCCTCTGGACGACTGTCGGTGACGGCGAGGAACTGCACCGGCTACGTCCGCGCAAGGAGGTCCTACTGATGCCCCGCCGCGCGAGTTTCCCCAGCGGCATGGGGATGCGCTATGTCGCCTACGAGGAGGCCGGAGCACGCCTGGGCGTACTGCCGGACACGCTGGCCGGGACGTTCACGTGCCCTCGCCAGGAGACTCCGTCGCTCTCGCTGTCCTACCCGAACGGCGAGCAGGGCGTGCGCGGCATCCTCCTCGATCAGGCGATCGAAGTCGCCGTCGAGCTCACCTACGACGGCGAGACGTGGGTCGAGCCGCCGAACGCCAGGTTCATGAACCTCTCCTCCTCGTGGAATCTGGTCGAGGAGGGGACCGAGCACCGCACGGCCGACTTCATTCACATCGGCCAGCGCCTAGACGGCGCCCTCGTGTGGGCCGTTCCGGCCGCGGCCGCCGACAAGGATGGGAAGTACAAGTTCAACTCCCGCAATGCGGGAGCGATCCTGCGCACCATCTGGGACGCCGCCGTCAAGCGCGGCTGGGGCAAGGGGCTGAACCTGGACTTCTCGACCGAGCTCGACTCGGCCGGGCAGGCATGGGCCACCCGAACCACGGTCGCCTTCGACCCGACCATCTCGCTGAAGTCCATATTGGAAGCCCTTATGAATATGGGCATGATAGATTACCAATGGCGCGGCCGCACGCTCCAGGTCTACAACGCCGACGCGGCGCTCAAGCGTGAGAACCGTGATGTCGTGTGGCGCCTGAACGCGGGCACGACGTCGGCCCCGGAGAAGCTCGACTGGTCCAAACTGTGCACCCACGTCCTGGTCAAGGGCGAGGGCGGCCGACTGTGGACTTTCCGCAACCCAGAGGCCCCGGCCGACCTTCCCCGTACCGAGAAGGTCGTGGAGGCGGGAGGCGTCGAGCTGGAGGCCACCGCCCGGGCGGTGGCAGACCTCACGTTGAAGACCGGCGCCAGCGCAGCCCAGGAGGTTAAGCGCGAGTGGGAGGCCGACGACGTTCAGTGGCTTCCTTTCGAGGACTACCGAAACGGAGACTGGGTTCAGGTCGATCGACGCTACGGCCTCGAACGCATGCGTGTGACTCAGATTTCCATCTCGGTCACAGAGAACGGGCGATGCCAGGGCCACACCACCTTCGGCACCGTCCTCGACGACGTGCTGGCCCGCATGGCCAAGAAACAGAAGGGCATCCTCGGCTCGGTCAACTCCGACGGGAAGAACCCCCGCCCGGAGACGCCCAAGAGCAAATACGCCCCGCTGCCGCCTCAGGGCCTCACCATCGCTTCTCAGGCAGTCATCGCCTCCAACGGGTGGCCGATGGCCGTGGCCTCCCTCACTTGGACTCAGGTCACGACGGACGCCCTCGGCGTGGCCGTTGACGTGACCGGCTACGAGATCACCTACCGCAAGGTGCCCAACCTGATCGGCCCCCTGCACTCGTCCAAGAACGCCTCCTTCGAGGCTGGCGGCCTGGAGTGCGGTCAGAAGTATGCCTTCTCGGTCCGGGCCGTCACGTCTGAGACGACGGGCGCCTGGTCGGCTGAGGTCGAGGCCGTCATGGCCAGCGACGTCACCCCGCCGCCGGTGCCCTCCACCCCTCAGCTGACTCAGACGCTCGGCGTCCTCGGCATCTACTGGGACGGTAAGGGCGTCGGCAATGCTGGAATGCCGGACGACTTCGCCGGGATCGAGGTGTCGGTGCACGCTCCAGGTGCTCCGGCGAACAAGTTCACTGACATGCCCTACCCGGTCCAGCGCACCAACCTGGCCGGGCTGGAGATCAAGGAGTGGGAGGTCAAGCTCCGCTCCTACGACCGGGCCGGGAACCGCTCGGCCTGGTCTACCGGCGCCCGCATCACGCTGGAGCAGAGCATCGATGCCGACGCCATCGCGAAAAAGGTCGAGGAGAAGCTCAAGAACTCCGACGCCCTGCAGCAGGCCGCCCGCGAGGGGACTCTCAAGGAGATGAAGCACCTCACGGAGGCCATGACACAGACGGCCACGTCTCTGGTGGACGCTGGCCCGATTCCGCCCGACTCGGGCAAGGTGGGCGCCTCGATCTGGGTGTCCCCCGACGGCCGAGTATTCGTTCTGAGAGCTGAAGGAGACAAGTGATGCAACCGTATGTCCCGACAAAGCAGTGGAAGGACGGTTTCGGTGCGGGTGAGACTCGCATCATGGCCGCCGACTTGACCCGCATGGAGGCCGGGATCAGCGCCGCCACGCAGGGCGTGACGAATGTGGAGAGCCACGTAGGCACTCTCGACAAATCGGTCACTACGCGCCTCCAGACCATGCAGAACGCCATCATGGAGGCGGCCCTAGCCCTCATCCCTATCGGGACCATCACGTTGTACGCCGGGGCGAGTGCCCCCCAGGGCTGGGTAACCTGCAACGGCCAACTCCTTGATAGGACCACCTATTCAAAGCTGTTCACAGTCATCGGAACTACCTATGGATCAACTACTGGCAGCAACTTCCGGGTGCCCGACATTCGCGACAGATTCCCCGTCGGCGCCGGATCGTCCTACTCCACAGGCTCAACCGGAGGAGCCAATCAGGTCAAGCTGCTCCGCTCACAGATGCCTGGGCACGCCCACAGCATCGGAGGCCTGAGTGGCACGGCCTTGCAGAACGGTGTGGGCATGTACGCCGTTCTGCAAGGCCGTGCCACTCAGGCCTCCGA